GGCACAAGTGATGGTTGCCCAAGCTTGAGCACCATAGGCAGGGGTAGGCTGCCAGATCATAAAGAATAAAAAAAAGCCTACAAGCATGACTCGTAGGCTTTTAGTTTTGGCTAAGTTATTTAGCAAGTTTCGGTTGCACCTTTGGGGGTTTAGGGGCTTTGACTACTGGGACTGGTTCGTGGACTGGGGCAGGGGCAACCTCACCTGTGTCAGGTGTTGGTAGTCCAACCTCAGCATCAAGTTCCCACTTAGCAATAGTGGCTTTGACAAACTTTAGAGGGTCAACATAGCCCTTGCCGTCTGAGGTCCACTTTAGGTACTTGCCCTTGCAAATCTCAAAGTGTAGGTGTCGGCCAGCCGATGCACCGGTGTTGCCCATAATGCCTAGTCGAGTACCGGCCTTAACCTTTTCGCCCTTTACAACAGTTAGTGAGTTCTCAACCATGTGGGCATAGCGAGCTGTGTACCACTCGCCATTTATCTTTGAGCGAATGTCAACATAGTAGCCAACCCCACCAAGGGAGCCGTCTGCGTTCTTTAGCTTTGAGGTACCGGCAGCAACGACTGTGCCGTCATGCCAGGCTTCGTTCCAAATCTTTGCCTTTGGTCCCCATAGATCCACACCATTGTGATGTTTCTTATACTTCTCGATTGGGTGAATACGCCAGCCAAAAGGTGAGGTGACTTTCCAGTCTTTACCAAACTTGCCGTCTAAGGGCATCTGAGGTTTTGATGTCATTACTTTCCTGTCATGTTTATTACGAGTCCAAGGATGGCGATAACTGCACCGGTTAGCCCTGCGTAGGCAATACGCTCAATCCAAGCAAGCCGAGCTAGTGTCAGCTCTACCTCTCTGAGTCGGTCAGGTACTTGATCCAGGTGATTCAGCTTTTCCAAGATTGCCACAAGGGTTTCCCCATGCTCAAGTTGCTTGGCGTAAATTGCTTGCTGGGTAATGCGTACCCCAGTTGTTTCCTCAGCCATTAGTTAGACTCCGAGAAGTCCCGAATCTGCCAAGCCAATTCTGATTCGTTCCAAAGATAGGTAAAGCCATCAGTTGGGTAGGGAACTTGTGACTCCCACTTGCAAGTTTCCTCATTAAGTTGCCAACTTGGAAATGGCTTTGGTGGAATAAATGCATCAAGTTCAGGATTGTAAACAAACCCAATCCCAGCAAAGTTTTTACGAATAGTTTCGTTGTAACTTGTCTTAATCCAAGTTCCCCCGAGGTTATCAAGCAACCACTGATAGCCCTCGTCACCATTAGGGTCGTTGTTATCAGTGACCAAAACTCTAACAACATTGTTGTTTTCATCTATTTCTGCAAAATGTGCCATTATGCTGCATACCTCACAATAACAATTCCAGAACCACCAGATTGACCGCCACCACTGTAGCCACCGCCAGCACCACCGCCAGTGTTTACAGTTCCAGGAGTAGAGCCTGTTCCATTAAGTGCTCCAGTTCCTCCACCACCAGAACCGCCAGAACCGCCTCCTTGGAAGTCACCACCTCCACCACCGCCACCTGCTCGGAATGTAGATGTTCCGTTTATTAGAGAAGCAACGCCGTTTCCGCCGTTTCCTCCCTTGAAGTTGACGGCTGTTTGCTGACCAGCTTGACCAGCACCTCCTCCACCTCCACCTCCACCAATAAAGGTTGGGTGTAGTCGTGAACCTGCAAAACCTTGGTTTGAAGTACCGGCAGCTCCAGCGTTTTGCTCGTATGAGCCTCCACCTGAACCACCGACAGATCCATTGATTTGACCGGCTCCACCTCCAACCGATGTAATAGTGCTAAATGTTGAGTCAATACCATTAGTGCCAGTTGCACCTCCAGAGCCACCAGCTCCGACTGTGACTGTGTAGTTAGTTGAAATGGTCAAAGACAATCTGGACTCAGCTGAAGCTCCTCCGCCTGAGCTTTCACCTACAACGGAGCAACGATAGCCACCAGCTCCACCACCACCACCAGTGTTGTTAGTTCCTCCACCTCCAGCGATTACTAAGTATTCAACGTTGCTTAAATTACGCAAAGGGGTAAAGGTACCAGATGAAGTAAAGGTGTGAATCCAAAAACCACCTACAAGTGTCGTAGTGCCACCTGTAGCGTAAGGGTCTTGTTTTGCAGCAGAACTAAAAATACCTAATGGACTCAGTGCCATGAGTTAGACCGCCGTTGCGTTACCAATAATGCGGTAAGAGTTAGTACCCACACAGACAACAGATACAGCGTCATAACGCTGACCAATGCGGTAAGCGGTTCCAGCGGTTCCTCGACCTGCCAGGCTAACGACTGTGCCATCCCTAGTGATCGTCACAGTTCCAGCACCATCCTGCAAGATGTCAATACGCTCGCCAGCCTCAAAGGCTGTGGCAGTTCCGATGCTGACTGTGGTGTTAGAGGCAGAGTCAAACTCTAGGATTTTGTAGCGGTCAGAGGTTAGGACTGTGTAAGTGGTAGCAGTAGAGGCTGTTAGTGTCACCTCATTGCTGAGGTATAAGTTCACATCGGCAGCAGCTAGGACTTCACCAGCGGTAAAGGTTTTTCTTGGCATTGGTTTCCTTTTGTTCTCGTTTTAGTTTACTACTCGTAGGCAAGGCGGTCATTGTCTAGCTGGCCCAGAACAGCGTCATCAAGGATAAAGATGGCAAAGTCAAGGCGTTCTAGGCTAAAGCTGATGTTCTTGTTGTTGGGGTTCCAGTCATGGTTGATACCGATAATCCGGCAATACTGCTCAATAGCAGGTGGTATGTCAGAAGGCTCAAATCGGACCAGCACAATGTCGCCAATCTCAAGGTCTAGCACCTTGTCTTGGTTCTCTGTTGTCAGGGTGTCCATTACAACTGTGACAGTTTCAAAGCGGTACTGTGGCTCTTTATACCTGGCAAGCAGGAACTCGGCAAGGAACTCTAGCTGAGATGGGTCTTGGATAAGCAAGCCAGTCTGTGAGAGGCTTCTTGGGCCATAGAGGGCTTGTGAGTCTGAATCCTCGGCAAAGGCTTGCTCAGGGATAAGGTCAGCGTTCTCTAGGGTGATTCGGTTGTAAAGGTTCTCTGATCCGTAAACAATGTTGACATCGGCAAATTGAATACCTGTGTAATCGCCGTCAACTATCTCATCGCTGAATACAAGGTCAGGTGTGTTGGGTACAGCGTTTCGCTCTCGGTAGGCAATCTTGCCGTCTTTTGCCAGAAACAAAGTACCAAACTCAGAGTCAGATACAAGCTGTAGATACTCAAGGGTCCCTGTGCCCTCAGCCACATCGGTGTCAAGCATCACTGAGTTGCCAGGGTCAATGTCCCTAAGCTCGGCTGGCCAGTCAACTTCTGGTCTGTCTAGGACTGTGTTGATTCGAGCACCGGACAGCTCTGAGTCTGGGGTGAACTCCTCAAGCCCTGAGTTAGCCAAAACAGAGAAGGCATCTGATACCTGTATTTGAACAACAGACTGCTTACCTGGTTCGTACTGAATGTCGAAGTCGTCAATGAAGCCGACAAAGACAGGCAGATCATTAGCCGATACTCTTACAGAGCGTCTAGGTACAAGTTGGCCAAAGTAAGGGCCGTTCTCGTAGAGAGGGTCAAACTCTCTATCTGAGTTGTCAACAACGATTGTCACAATACCTGCGTCAATACGATCTAGGGCATTGTTCTTGCCTCGCCTGACAGTTGTAGTGACTAGGCGTGGGGTGATGTCAAACAGTCGCTCACCACCAAGGGTAAAGCTTGTGTTGTCCAGAACACCCCTGATTGGGTCATCAAGCACAAAGGCAAAAGGGTCACGCTGGCCAAGGTCAAGACCCAGCTCAACTTTGACTGATGGGGCTGCCACTATGCACCCTGCCAGACAGCACCAGAGGTACGCTCGTAGGCCTTGATAGCGTCAACGATAGCCTTACCGATAGTTGAGCCTGAGCCAACACCGCCGTCAACATTTATGTTGTAAACAGTCTGCTGTGCTTCTCTGTTGAATAGAGCGTTCGTACCTGTTTCTGCTATTTGGCTAGACAGGACACCAAACTCGTTGTATCCAGCGTTGATAGCTGCAAGAGCACCTGCCCCACCCATAACAAGGCTTTCAGCTAATCTGGCACCTGCCATTGGACCGGCAGAGATTACCTGCTGTAGTAGTGCAGGGTTTAGGCCCATGCCTGATAGTTGCTTTACATTGGCAGCAAAAGCCCTAAGCCTAACGAGTAGCTTGTCCATGTTTCGGGTGATGGCGTTTGTGGATCCACCCAGCTGAGGTAAGTCAAAAGCACCAAGGATTGCGTTTTTGATTCCTGCAAAAGTGTTTTTTACTGAGTCTAGGAATGAGTTGTAAACACGCTCACGCTCAGCAAGGGCAGCAGCCTCAGCAGCAGCAGCAGCTCGCTGAGCTTCAATAAGGTCGTTAGCGGCAGAAATAGCCTTAGCATCATCATCAGCAGCTTTGGCAGCAGCAGCAGCCCTACCAGCAGATGAGTTTTCGTATAACTTAGTCAGGTTCGCAATAGCAGTTGCACCATTTCTGTCAATCCTGCCAAGAGCTTTTCTTGCAGCAACCACAGGCTTTTCAACGCTAGTAATCCAGTTGGCAACCTCTTTTGCTAAACCAGCACCCTCTAGTTTCACAGCTTGCTTATCTGCTTTGATGTTTCTTGCTGGGTCAGATAGTAGCTGTTGTAGTGGGTTCATGGTTTGTGCAACAGAACCACCAGCACTTGAAGGGGTTTTTATGTCTGTGCCCTTTTTGAAGCCAGCACCTGTATCTGTCAGCCCGCCCTTGTCACCTAAGAAGCCAAGATAGCTTTGTAGCTCTCTGTTTCTGATTCTGTTTTCAAGCTGGACATCTATTACTACATCTACATTTATTTTTCGTGGCAGGCTTTCAAGCTCCGCTTTTAGGCCGCTAGTTTCGCCCTTGGCATCTCGAATAAGTCCGATGTAAACCTTGCCAGGGTTGACTGCTTGCTTCCAAGGGTTAGCAATTAGATCTGACTGAGTTTCCTGGTAGAGGCTTTTGACTCCACTGGAAGCCAAGCGAGAATCTTTGGCCACTGCCGACATTGCGGTAGCAATCGCTGCAATACCAGCGGCAACTGCGAATGGAGCAAAGGCTATAAACGCAGCCCTGAGGCCAGAAACAGCCAAAGTAGCTATGGTGGCCCCTGCTGCTAACTTTGCTTGGACATAGGTGTATGCCGTCAGAATAATCTGGCCAAGAGTAAAGACAACATTTAGTGCCTTTACAGTGGTTGACAAGATAAATAGTGCAGTAGTGACCTTTGCAATGGTTTCAACATTGTTTACAAACCAAGTACCAAAAGCAACTAAATCATTTAGAAGTGCTTTCCAGTCAATAGCTCTTACAGCGTTCTTTAGGGTTGTTCCAAACTCTTTAGCAATCTCCCTAATGTCAGGCATAAGTGCCTCAAGCACTGGCAACAACTCGTCACCAATAGCTCTTTCCATGTCTGCCCACTCAGCTGTAAGGCTCTTTACTTGGTTGCCGTAAGTGTCTGAATAGTTGATAAAGTCATTAGCCTTTACACCCATTTGATCCATAAGCTCTGCGTGAGTAGCCAGAACCTTTTGCTGTGGGGTTAGTGCAGTTTTTGTTGTGTCAGTGAGTTCCATTGCGAAAGCACGCTCACGCAAAGTGGTGTCACTGAGTAGAATCTGGAAGTTTCTTAGTGGCTCTGACTGACCTGCAAGTCCAGATTGAATAGCAGCAAGGGCTTCCTCTACTGGAACATCGGCAAAGGAACCTAAGTCACCAGCTGCCTTTACAAGCTCGATGGCAAAGTCAGCGGCAGCTTGTCCTGAAAGTCCAGCAGAGGTAGCAAACCCACCAAAGTTTTTAGCAGCGTTTAGAGCTTGTGTTTCCGAGATACCAGACAAGGTTGCGGCTTGAGCTGCGTAATCCTGCACAGCTCTTGCACCTCTACCAAAGGTTTGGTTTACACCTTCAAACTGAGCAGAGAAGTTAGAGGCAGCATTTACTGTCCTGTTTAGGTAGCCACTGATTCCAGCGATACCCGCACCCAAAATAGCGATGTTTGTGCCAAGGGAACTGACCGAACCTGATAGATCTCTCTTTAGGGTTCCAAGCTCACGCTTTGCACTTCTTACACCAGCCGAGTCAAACTTGGTGGCAATGTTGATGTTAATTCCCATTAGATTCTTTCGATAGTCCTATTCACCTTGGCGGCATAGCGTTCTAATACGGCTAGTGTCTTTAGGCTCATTGAGGGGATAGATCGCTCAACACCTGGATAAACAAACCGAGAGGCTTTACGGCTGAGTGCTCTAATCATTGCCTGACCCTGCCCATTCTTACGATAGCGATAGGCGGCAACGCCTTCTTTAGTAATCTCAGCAGACATTGTGCTGGCCCTGCGACCCTTGCCGCTACCCCTACCTGCCATGTCAGCTACAAGCAAACCAGCAGCACCTTTAGGGCTTTTGACTTGTATCTGCACTAGAGGGTGGACATCAGCGTTGTAGATAATCTTTGTAATAGTGAAGGCCAGATTAGATTTAGCCCCACCATACTGAGTGCGGCCACTGTGAATCATTCCCCTAAGAGGTGACACCACAGGAATGTTGGAGTCTATCTTTGTCAGGGCTGGACCCACAATCCCCTTGACTTCTTTTTTCATCTCTTTGACGGCATTAGGCATAAAGATTTCAAGCTGACGGATGACCTCAGGTACGCCTGTTAGCGTGACTGTGCTTTTGGTTTGCATAAGGCTCCTTGTTCTTACCATTCTACCCAAAAGAAAAACCCCCTTTTGGGGGGCTTATCTTTTAGAGCTACGGCTTTGATTCTTATGAATCAAATACCGGCTGAGTGTCCAGAGCATTCTTTCATCAAGTTCTAACAACTCTCTGGGGCTTATACCTGTTTCGATTGCCAGAGATGCTATGAACCAATGAGCTGACTGATCCCCTAGACCCTTTATGCTTTTGGGTCGTCAGAGGCCGATACGGATACTACTCCGTCAATCCACTCATCAAAGGTTTTAGCAGTTGCCTTGGTGCGTACTTCACTTGCCCAAGCTAGGAAAAGCAGGTGAGTGATTTTGAGGTCTTTGTCTAGATTCGCAATGGAGATGTTGAAGTTTGTCTCGAACTTCACCATGTCGGATGCTAGGCAGGTGATCTCTTTAGTTTCACCAGGCTTGTCGCTGAACTCTACTTGTAGGTTTATTTTCATGCTCTTACCTTATCAGCTTATGCAGCTGGTGCGGTTCCTCTTACAACCTCGCCTGATACAGGCCAAGTCACAGATAGGGTAGCAAGGTCACCAACGGCACCGGCGAATGGCTGGTACTGGGTGACTAGAGCTGTGAAGCGGTACTCAGGGTTGGTTGCGGTGACTGTACCTGATGTAGGTGCAATCTTTACTGCAACTGTTGAACCCATAAGTGGGAATAGTAGAGCGTCAACCGATCCTGCACCAAAGTCCTGGTGGAAGTCTAGGGATACAGATGCGTCCTTTAGGCCACCAATTCGGGTGCGGTAAGTTGAACCAAATGCTGTGGTTTCTACCTCGTCTGAGGTAATGTCAAGAGTCACAGAAGCGATGTCCTCGCTTAGTACGGCTGTGCCGATTGTGATCTTGTAGTCTTGTGCGTAAAACTTTGCCATGTTATTTCTCCTAGTTTGCTATGACTGTGACTGTAAAGTCAGCAGCCAAGTATGTGTTGTCGCTGATTGACAATGAACCTATTGAGTTCATTGACACTACTCGGCAATCGTAGGCATTACCACCGAGAGTCTTATCTGATTCTACTGCATACTTGACACTACTAGACCCAGTAGAAATGTAGGCATCAAGCCGTCTTTGTGCTTCTCTTTCGGCAACCCTGCCTACAACGACTGTGACTAAAAAGTTATACCTAGTCAGGCCTTTGTTGAAAGCCCCATCGAAGTCAACTGAGCTTAGGGATACAACGGCTATCGGTGGACTTGGGTTATCTGGTATCTCAGCAGCAGTTCTAAGTCCTGCGATGGTTGCAAGGTTAGTGGCTATGCCCTGCCTAATTAGGCTGATGCTCATTAGCCGAAGTTCCTCATAATTCTGTATGGCATGACTAGCTGTTCAACATCTGGATCAAGATAACGGCTAACTCTTATCTGGCCCAAGTCCCCCATGCCTAGCACCCCAAGGGGCGAATCTAGTCTTTTATACAGGCGAGAGGATTGGATGATGGTAGCTTGCTTGACAGCAGTAGGGATGGTTGGCCAACCCCATGTGCCGGTAATCTTTACGAGTGCCTGATAGTCAACAACTGGCCAAGTGTAAGTGTTGACAGCTCTAATACCTGTGTAAGGCGAGTAGAGGCCATCAGCCCTGCCGTTTACTGGCTCTAGCTGGTAGTCGGTGGCTGTCCACTCTGTGTAAGTGTCGCCAATCTCATCAGTGGACTCAACCTTAGTGACAGTAATTGCATCGTCAATAATCAGGTTGATTGCATCGGTAGCTGCAAAGTTTCTTACTGCTGTACCTGCGTTAGAAAAAGTGCGAGCCGTAAAGCCGTCAATCATTCTTGAGGCAGACTCTATTGCGGTTTCCAATAAAGAATCGTCAATGCTGTCTGTAATTCTTAGAGCAGCTTTTACATCTAAAAGTGTGGCGTAGCCGTTTGTGATTGCCATGATTATCCTATTCTACTGTCCGAAGGCGTACGCTTTTAGGCTTCTGGGTGAGTCCAGAGGTGTGCCCGACTGTTGAAAG